GTCGTATTCTTTACTTTCGAACAACTTTACTGGTTTGTTCTCTATGATAAAATGATACTTCATTCCATGTAAACCACCAGGTATGTCCATCTCATCAAATGTTGAAAATTTACCAATTGGAAAATCTTTAAAAGTCCGTGTTCGGTACAGTTCTTCGGTATCGGCACGATCACTACGCATAATGATAACTTGTTTATTTGCCAGATGTTGTCCTATTTCTGCAACAAACTCATCCGATCTTTCTTTGTGCCTTGGATCAAGATAACCTTTTATGTGTTGAAAAAATTCATTCTCGCTTGGAATGAGAACCACATCGGCATCAATGATATCATCCAGTTTCTTTCGATTGGCGGCATTCCATCCAAAGTTACAAACACCATATTGGTGTTGCGAATTCTTCTCCATATACATCTTGTATAGGTAGTAAAAAGAATCCATTATATCATGCAATGGTTCTTTATAGTTTGTTCCGCTTCGTAATCTTGTAATTGTAATTTTCATACTAGTTGAGATACATTTTTCAAACCAAACGCTTTTTGAACTTTCTTGTTTAGTTTTAATTGTCTTTTCTTTGCCATTCTGAGAGAAACAGGACCAACATGATCAACAAATCGAACACCGTTCATATGATCCAATTCATGTAGAAAGGCACGAGCAGTTACACCTTCCATTTTCGTTTGAACAGTTTCACCTTTTTCATTTACAAATTCAACAACAATTGAATTCGACCTATCAATGTTTAAGAAAAGTCCTGGATAAGAAAGGCAACCTTCTGACATTTTAATTGTGCTTTCGGATGATTCAATCACTTTTGGGTTGATGCAAACCAATTGAAATTCATCGGTGCCCAGCACGAACACTCTTTCAAAAACACCACATTGGTTGGCAGAAAGACCAATACCACCAAATTTTTTCATTGTCATTTTTAACCGCTTAACTAACTGAGTCATTGCAGAATTTGGCAATGAATGTTCATATTCTGGTATCTTAATCTTCAACATTGGATGATTGTCATCATACAACGGCAAAGGATCAACTTTTTCTTGTTTAACGAAACCTGCACCGGTATCGATTGTTAGTAGTTCACTCATTTTGTCACCTTTGAAAAGTTTTTAACTTTAGTAAATCGTATCACATTACTGAATTTATCTTGTAGAATATCGCCCTTATGACTAATCACAAACAGATTCACACCCTCAAGCATATGTAGGATTTGCATCAGATACTCTGTGCCACTAGAATCGAGGCTTGAATCAAACACTTCATCAAGAATCAATAGATTTGTGTTCGATGAATTCTTCAATTTGGCAACTGCACGCCATGTTAACATCAATGCCATATCGATGCGTTGTTTCTCACCTTCAGAAAAGTTATTGTAAGTAAACTCATCACGATGGCGAGATTTGATTGTTTCTTTGAAAGATTCATCTAAATTGAAATTGACAAAGAAGTCCAAAGACGCTAAATACTTATTTACCAACTTGTTGATTACAGGCAAATACTGACGAACAATTTTAGTCTTGATGCCTGTATCTTTGAGGAGATTCGATGCCACTTCCAGGTACGTTTTTGCTTGTATTAATTCTTTTAAGTCTTGTTGTAATTGAGACAAAGCATCCTGCAATTCTTTTAGCGTGTTGCTTTCTTGCTGTGTATTTTCTTTTATAACTTTTAGTTCCTCAATTTCCTTTTTCAACTTAGCAATATACTTGTTTGTTTCAACAATCGAGGTGTTCTTTGTCGCAATTTCAATTTGAAGTGTTTGAATTTGTTTTTGCACTTCAGTAATTTGATTCAACTTACCTTGTTCTTCAAGTAAAAGTTTTTCAATCTTCTTTAACCCATCTTCTCCTTCATCATTTTTCTTGTGGAGATTGGCAAGTTCCTCTTCTTTAAACCCCAAGGCAATGGCTTGCCGACAGGTTGGACAATTATCATTGTGTTGAAAGAAATCGATATCTTTTCGAAATTTGGATACATTGCTTTCAATTTGCGATTCAAGTTTTGTAATCTTCTTGATCTTATTTTCCACATCAATCTTATTTGCCACCAATGTTTGGAGCGATTCGACCCTTGAGGATAAGTTAGCAACTTCATCATGTAAGGTTTGTATGGTACTCTGATTGATCTGTATCTCCTCATCATACTCTTTTACCTTTTCATCATTGTTTTGTTTCAATTCATCAATATGTTTCTTTTGCAAATCATATTTTTGTTGAGTCAATTCAATTTCATATTTCTTGTTTGTTGTTAAATCTTTATTGTTTGATACTCTATCTTTGACAACATTGTTCATTGTGGAGAATATTTGAATGTCCAACAAATCTTCAATGATTGTTCGGCGGTCAGCAGCAGACAACTGCATAAAAGGAACAAAAGATGCAGAACCAAGAATTACAATCTGAGTGAACGATTTGTAATTTAGTTTGAGAATGGACTTCTCTAGAATCTCTTGATAATCTCTAGATGCCGCTTCTTGATTGATTAACTCACCGTCTTGAAAAATCTCAAATACATTTGGTTTGATACCACGGCGTATTTTATAGGAACGATTATTCGTATCAAATTCAACTTCAACAATACAATCTTTGTTATTGATACTGTTGATCAGATTTGGTTTATTGATGTTGCGAAACGCTTTACCAAAAAGACCAAAGCACAACGCATCGAGCATTGTGCTCTTACCAGAACCATTCTCACCTACAATCAAAGTATTTTGATTACTGTCAAGTTTAATTTCAGTAAAGTAATTGCCTGTGCTTAGTAAATTTTTCCAACGAATTTTTCTAAAAACAATCATAAATTATTCAGCGGTTGACTCCGAATTCAAAGCTTCAATATACAACTCTCTCATTAGAGTTTTCAGTTTTTCAGGTTCAACATTCAATGTCAAGTTGTCAATATACTTAGACAAAATGGTCATCGTATCTTCAGCCTGATTTACAATGTCTTGGTCATCTTCTACCATTGTTTCGGTAAAATCTTCAACAATACTTAAATCAGACACACCTACCTTGTAAAGATTGTCAATCACATTATCAAACAGATATGGATTCTGTTTGTTGATTGCAACAACTTTTACATAAGTCTCTTTCAACGATTCATAATCAAAATTCTTCCAATATTCAAAATCTGTTTGACTGTCATCATAAGAAATTTTATGAAACATTCGATACGGATTTTGAATGAATTCAAGTTGCCTTGTATTCAGGTCAAAGATATGAAAACCTCTCGGATCATTGTAATCTGCCCAAGTCATTTCACCAGGAGTGCCAACATAGTAAATATGTCCGTCATCCGATTTGTGATGAAAATGGCCAGTCAGAACCATATCATACTTGATAAGTGATTTGCGGTCAATACCACCATGGCAGATATTGCCACGATCCATTTCAAATCCATCAATCTCGAAATGCCCAAAACAAAGTTGTGATTTGCTTTGTTTTATCTTCTCAAAAATTCCCTCTTGATTATCATCACAGAGCCAAGGAACAACATCGATGTTAATGTCGGAAATGGTGACTGTCTCAAAATCTTTGTGAACAACAATATTATCATACTCTCCAAGAAGAAGTCCGGTTGAGTTAACTTCAAGTGTGTTTTTATATGCAACATCGTGATTACCTAATAGTGTATGAAGTTTAATGCCGTGTGATTTCAGTTTGTCAAAGAAATACTTGCGAGACAAATACAAAGAGTTGAAGTTGATAAACTTACGGCGATCAAACAAATCACCAAGTTGAAACACCGTATCAATCTTGTTTTCGATCAGATACGGAAAGAATGCGTTGTTATAAAACTTTTGATAATAACGGTGAAAATCCAAGGAATCGCCACGCATTCCAAAATGGGTATCACCAAGTATACATATTTTACTCATCTTCTAATTATAACAGATTCAAATCATTCTTCAGGCAATTTTTCAAGTTCTTCATTTAGGAACTTTTCTAATCCTTTTGCCTTGGCATCTTTCTTTTTCTTCTTACTTTCTTCAAAGTTTTGAATGAATTCGGAAATATTGTCGTAGAGTTGGAATTGTTTCATGTTGCCTTCCGAATCTTCATACATTTCAAACTCATCAAGAATACCAAACTGCTCTGTTGCCTTGTATTTGACATACAATTGTTTCTTCTCTCGCATGATTCTGCGTAAGAAGGCATAGTAAATGATCTGTGTAAAATAGGCAAATGGGTTCTTTGATTTGTCCGGATCAAAGTTACGGAAATACATGAGACAGTTTTCTACCGCATCACAAATCATTTCATCTCTGAAGGAGTATGAAACAAAGTTTGGTTTGCGAGAAAGATGTTCTGCAATCTTCAAGAAACATTCACCAATGTAATTTGGTATCTGTGGATCTTCTTTTCCATCTTCTTTTGCCTTTTCACAGGCTTGTTTGTAGTTAATCAACGCCTGTAGAAAATCGGCGTTATTCACATAATGTTTCTTCTTTTCACTCATATTTGCCTCTTTTGTCGCTTGACAGTTGTTACATTAGCGGTGTTCCGTTTAGATGATGATTTAGGAGTAATCAATGAATGTTTCCTTTTTTCTTCTGACTGATCAACTCCTTGATATCTTCCTCAGAATACCCTTCCGTTTCTTCATCACTCAAATCGATAATTTCTTCCTCAACATGATTGTCGTAAGCGTGTTTTAAATTATCGATCAGTCTCTTATCATTCTTCATCATTTCCATTTGTTCGTGATTGATTGTGTTGCCATAATATTCAATCAATGCCTCTTTAGGTTCTAATAC